CGGATGCAATCGTTGCGCGAACGTTGTTGATTTTATCAAGTAGACTCTGTTTTGCGTCTGCGACCGTTGTCGGATACAATAACACCGTTGTTTCTAAGAATACTGCACGAAACGAGATTGCGCCAACTCGGTCGAAAGATTCTTCTGACTCGAATGAAACACATGATGCTGTTTTTGTGCCAAGCGCCGGATGGATGAATGTACCTGGACCGGGTTTGTTAACTGCTGAAATCAGAGTTGTTAACGCTGCAAATGAGTAATTACACGCGAGATATCCCGTGATAGAATACGCTGTCATGCCTTGGCCGAGGTCTTCGACGTAAATTGTGTCACGATTTGGATATTCATGTACCGCGGTTCTGCGGCCAGTTTTGATCGAACATTGTTGTACGTTGAACGAGATACCGTTAAACGACGCCGGCAACAATGTGTACAGAATGTTCATTATTTCGATGCCTGGGCAAATGTCGGCGCTACGTTTTGTTTAACGTTGACACGACCTGTGTTAGATGTTGTTGCGATTTTTGAGTTTGGAGCGTCGCTTGTGTGTGTTATTGTGACTTGCACCGGTTGTTGCTGAATCAGCGGGAGTGCGCGTTGTGTATTAGCAATTCGCGGTGTATCGCTATCTCCGGATCGCTCAAAGTTTTTATTATAAACCCTGGCTTTCTCCGCACCTGATTTTGTATGATCGCGTAACGCACGTTCTGTTTCAGCATAATCAGGATTTAATGCTAACTCACGGATAGAAAACGCTATTTGTTCATCCGGTGATGATTGTTCCATTCGATGTCCGTACACCGATTGAAATTGTCGCTGCCGGGTTGGGTCCCACTGCGCAAGTCCAACATGTTGCGTGCCAATTCCGGATAAATGATTTAGACTAGATTCTTGTGACCAGTTTCCGATTACTGCAGCAATTGCATTGTCATCATAACCCGCTTTTCTATACGCATCGGTGATTTTCTGTCTTGTTTCCGCTGCCATCGCGGGCGTAAAGTTTCCGTTGGGATTACCACCGCCGTTTGGATTATCCCCGCCCGGATACCCAGCGCCGGAGCCTGCTCCACCCCCGCCGAACAATTGTTTGATGCTATCAATCAATGTGTCGAGTTTATGACTGAGCCACCCGCCGTCTGTTGCACCGTTGTTGTTATTGTCATTACCGGGCACGTTTGCGAACGGGTCCATATCGGCTTTGCGTTGTGCCGCGGTTTTTGCGCGCTCTTTTTCGAGAAATTCTTTTTCGCCGACGTTAGTTGCACTCGGATGCATTATAGCTGCTGCAACTCCCACAGGACCGGCAAGCCTCGCGGCAGCGGCAGCGGCAGCGGCGGCTACCCCACCACCAGCGGCGGTTGCCGCAGCACCGGCCTCAGCACCAGCGGCGGCAGCAGTGATACCGAGTTTTGCTAGCGTCGCGCCGAGGAGCCCAAAGCCGATTCGCATTGCTACAAACGACGCCGACAATCCGCCCAGAATCGCAACTAACGGATTATCAGCGGCGGTATCTGTGAGCCAAAGTCCAAGTTCCGTTAGTTTGTGCTTCATCGGCTCAATATAAGTCGAGATTTTAACCTGTAGATTATGCAGCGCCGCGTCTAACTCAGTAGCGTCGCGTTGACTCTCTTCAGATGCTGATTGATCTTCTTTCGTAACAGGATGTACTTTGATCGCATCGGCTTTCTGTTTTAGTCCTTTACCACCGGATTTAATCATGTCCGGAACCATTTCGCGATCAACACCGAATTTCTCTAGAAAATCAGCAAGTAACTCAGCAGGAACGCCTTCGCTGCCTTTCTTTTTCGCAAAATCCCCAAGCATTTCCATTATTTGTTCAGAGTTTTTGCCCGCAAAATTCAGTCCAGCGGCTTTTGCTGCGCCTTGTTGTTCGACGGTGTCAGGGCGCTATGTATTGCCATCCGTTGCCGGATTTTCTCAACACCGGCGATTGATTTTGCGTATGCGTCACCAACGCCGATTGCCGCGCCAGCGGTTTTGTATCGCTGTAGCGCGGTCGTACTAGTATTTGCAAACACCGCTTGACGCTGAAGGCTTAGATTGAGTTCGGCGGTTGCCCGAGCCATCGCTACAAGCCCGGCAACGCTTCCGACGCTAGCAAGGACGCCGGCCGGTCCAAACGTCTTTGTGAGACTCCCAAATGCGCTGCTGGCCGTGCTTCCGAGCTTCGATAGATTCGCTTCTAGCTTGCCGAGTTGTGAGACATTTTTGCCGGCAGCGTTGGTTGTTTTTCCGAAGCCCGACATCGCTTCGTTGATTTTTTTTAACCGAGATGTTGCATTATCAGTTACACTAACAACTACTTTCGTTGAGCCATTTGCCATTTATTTGTTCTCAACTAGCTAGTAAATTTCGTTGTTCTTTTGCGATGCGGTGCGCTTGATTATACCACCACAGTATTTCTGATCCAGAGAGTTTGTAACATTCCGTTGGTGACCAGTGGTATAAAAATGCGAGATCAGCTATACGCTCTCGCCAGTCATAACACCAACGGTTCACATAAAATCCGCGAGAAAATCCATGGCATCTGTATAATCAGCAATTGATAACGCTTCGACGGCTTCGAGACAGGTACCAGATACTAACTCGATTAGTTTCACGCCTTGTAGATACGTATCAGTTGCTTTTCGCGATTTTAGGAAATCGCCGGCACATGGCTCTTCAAGTGTGATCTGTGTATAACGATTTCCGCCGGTATTCACTGTCTTAGTTAGTGAATACGTTATTTGCTCTAGATTCTTCTCACGTTTTGAGTTTGTATTACAAACAACAGCGATCCATGCAGTAATTTTTTTGAAATCACTAAAAGCGAGCTTTTCGACTAACAGTAGATGCACGCCGGACAACAGACTGATCATAACAGCATCAATATTGTCCTCGGTTTTTCGCGCTTGTAGCAAATCACCGACTGTCGGTTGTCTCAAAGTGATTTCAGAGACAACCGAACCATCGGACTTTTTCAACGGACGTTTTAGTGTAAACGTTTTCTCAGTCATTGTTACACCGTCGTAATAGTCACTGGACCTTTGAACGTCACAGTAAACGATGCTTCTGCGGTGGATTCTTCTGGGGGTTCGACACAATACATTGGGAAGCCAGAAATGCCCTTGCCGGAAGCTGTTTCAACAACAACGTGTGCTGAATCTAATGCAGCAACGTCGGCAACGCTGTTGTTACCACGCGAACGGAGTTTCGCTTTGATCCAGCCGATTTGATATTTTTCGCCGAAATCAGCGGATGGTCCGGACATGTTCCCGAGTTCTTCTCTAGTTGCGCCACCCGGAAAGTAAGATATATCGTCCACGACGTCCCAATAACCGCCCGATATTGAAAACAAGGTGATACCAGTTAATCTATGTTGATTGTTAGCCATTTTAGTGTTTTCCTTATAATACTATAAAATCGTTTGTTATCAATGGCTTAGTTCTAACTTTTATTGAACTTAACAAGTACCGCAACACCGCGTAGCTGATTGCAGAGATCGGGCGGCAACAGAACTGCCAGGAAACCATTCCCGCGATTTTCAACTGCGATCTGCGGGCATACAATGTCGCCATTCTGTACGATGCCGATACCTTCATAATATCTGTAACGTTGGATAACACTGAGTCTAACGAGATTCGGGGTTACAAATCCCGACATTGATCCGACGATTTTAGTAGCATCGGAAACCAGCTTCGAACGTGCAAACGTTGTCGAGAGCCAAGCGCGCAGATCACGGATGATCCATGCAAGAGTTCCCATTGTCTCAACGTCGAGGTAACTACTGTCGATTGCGCCAGTCACAGGCTGCGTCTGATACGTTGTCACAACTCTTTCGAGATACACAACGCCATCGTTACCAGCAACATACGTTGACAGACCGTCATACAGCAGCGTGTTACGATCAGACAGTTGGAAACGATTCTGTATTGGTGGGGCATAAATTCCAATCAACGGAACTTGCGTCACGGGCAATGCAGGATCGGCGCGCTGTGAGATTGCAACCTGTGCACCGAATGCTGCTGCAATTTCCCAAGTTGGGCTTGGAGTGTCATACATCGGCAGCACAGACATATGCTGATCATCACGTCCAACACCGAACGTAGTAACCGTTCCGAGTGTGCCTTTAATCGCTGCAAAAGCGTGACCGAACAGTGACTGTGACCATGCCCAACGGCCAGACGTATCGTTAAGTAGGTTCTGAATAGCATTGAGTGATACAGTGTCGTTAAACGGCACAATGATAAAATCATACGTTTGCGCACCGAGATTTGCAAGAGCAGTTGTCAAACTTGGGTTAACAGTACCGCCGGAGAATCCGGTTACAGTTGGTGCGATGCCTACGGGAGCGACTTCGCCAGCAGGGGCACCACCGTAGTTTAGACGGAGATGAGTGTCATTACCTACGATGCAACCGTGCAAATATTTGAAAACAATCGGAGTAGCACTAGCGATTGTTGCAGTTGATGCATCGGTGCAAAGCAGCGGTGTCGTTGCGTTTGTTAACGCTAGCTGCTTTGTACCGATCCAGACCGTCACTTGCAACGTCTGCTGACACAACGATTTGCAGACGTTAGTAGCAACAATCACGTCGGTATCACCAACGGAAACACCGACCGGAAAACGATCGCCGGCTACGTATAGTGCAAATGTTCCGGCTACTGTTGCAGTGCCGAGGAACGAAACGTTAGCGCTGGCCTTAGTTGATCCAGAGTCATCGGCCAACGGAAGTTCCCACAGTTCACCGAACGTGTCATTTTGCTGATACGTTGCAACCATGTCCGCGAGCATTGAGCCGTTGCCGTAGATTGCAGCAGCGTTTGCCGGACCGTTGGAAATCACGGGAACGTTTGGCACACCGGTTAGACCAGTATTACCGAGCATCTGACCGATGATCAGCGTGCGATACTGAGACTGCACAGTGTTGCCGTTGCTGTTGTTGACTTCCGCGTAGACGCCAGGAACACGATTCGTGAAACTGTAGTGTTGAAACTGAATTGCCATTTATGTAATGTCCTAATTTGAAAATGTCGGACAAAACATCCGACTGTAGTTAGTCTAAAGATTTAGTCTTCAATTTTCTTCTGTGGTTCTACAACGATTAGATCACCGTCTATTACACGACGCGTCCAGAAAAAATCGTCATCAGGAACGTTTGTCGCTTCGTTTGCAGAAAGTAAAACATATGTGTATGGATTTCTGATTGTGCGACCAACGGCGGGAATGACTTGCATCTAGTTTAGTCCTGAAAATTTGTAACAGTGTTGATAATAATATCTGGTGTAACTAGCGGCACCGCGTTCGTATCAGTGATTTGGATATCGGTTTCGATTGTGTTGAGAACGTCTGGTGTAACCTGGAATCCATCGTCGTCTGTGATAATAACTTCAAGCTGATAATCAAACTCGTAAAATAATCTGCCGCGATCGACGTTACCAAGCCTTCCGCCAGCGTATTCTAAACCACGCGGGCAATTGTTTGGATCAATACGCCAGTTCAATAATGCTGCAAAAACTACATATTTTACTGTCTCAACAGATGTTATCGCAACAGTACCCTGGCGATTTGTCGAGTTATCGAGTTCAACAACTACAGTGATACGTTCCCACACGCGTTGAAAAAGGCAATTTGTGCCTTCGTTATTGCGTTCGGCGTCTTCGTCACGTGGCATCACATATGCCGCTGGTAGCGTTAGAAAAACCTGTTTTTCAACAGATTGTGCAAACTCCGCAGCACCAGCAACACGATTACCAAAAATCGGTGCATACGTTTTGAGTTGAGATATGACGGCTTGAATGTTCATAACTAATATAGCGCGAGGCGTTGGAACTACTGTTATTCTATTTCCTCGGAACTTTTTCCTTGACAAATTTAATATCTTGTTCGATCGCATCTTGTATTCGCCGCGTGATGCTATCGGACCGTAGCGCTAACGCTTTATCTAAAAACGGTCTTCCCGACGCTTTTTCTTTTTTCGTTGCGTGACCGTATTCTAGAGCGCTTGACCAAAACGCGTTGGATTTTACGAAAAATCCTTCACCTGATTTGAACGGGACGCCTTTGATCTTTGACGCGGTAACGCCTGTAAACTGCGCTGGAATGCCCCCAGGGGCGCTAGCATGGTGCCTGCCCGGCTTATACGGACGATCGGTATTAGCGCCACCGGAACCGTAGTACAAGCGTCCGTTCGACGGTGCGCTTCGGAGCATCTGTTTCGCGATTTGTACGATTTCTGTCGAAGCAGCGCGAAAAACCTTTTTCAGTTCCGAAGGCTTATATTCAGCAGTAGCAAAATCAATGACTTTGATTTCAAGTTTCATTGAGATTCTAACGTGGTCTCTACAACAAGAAATCGGTGTAGCTGTTCAACGTCCATTATGCGATTTATTTTATAGTTTTCTGTTATCGTTGAACCATTCGGTAACATGATAGTTCTTGTGATACCGCATTGCAGATCAACGTTAGCAACATAACGGAAACTGAATTTGTGCGTGTATACTGAGATTCCGAGTTGAATCTGATTCAACATTACGATCGGACCCGGTTGATCAATCTTCGCACGAGTCTGTGCAATCGTTGTCAGAGTTTCAGCTAACGTTCCATCCGACGCTGGCGACTGTGTTATTTTCACAATCGTTATCGGATGACGGAGTTCGCCGATACTAAGAAAGCGTGCCATCGTTACCTTCCGTCAACGCTGATTGAACCAAATGATGGAACCTTAAATGGGCGAATGAGTTGCATCACTACTGCGGGAATTTCACTAGAACCATCGTCGCCACGGTTACGATAAAAATGTGCCGCCAACATTAGAACCGCTTGCTGCAACGCTCTCGGGACGCTCGTATGTGACGCTCCGTATCCCGCCGTGTATGTTATTACGATTTGATCATTTGTCGAGAATGCGTATTGATTGAAAATGATGGCACTCGGTGTTGACAGAAGATCGACGTTATAATCTGTTGCAGAATTTAGCGTTGTAGACGTTCCGTAGAACTGATGGTTAACAACAATGCTTGATACAGATTGCAACGGAGACCGTGCGAGATTTATTCTGCGAAGCAATGGTTGAAAGTTCGCCCATAGAGGCATTATCGGAATCGGACCATTTGTTAACGGTGTGCTGCTCATCGGATCGGGGGTTGATGTCGAGACCGTGCGGTATGTCGCGGTGATAAAAGCACGATTGCAGATAGTTTCGAGATACGAAGTTGCCGCCATC